AGTTTACGGCCGAACTTTGCAAATGCGGTAAGACGCCTCGTTGTTGGCGATTTGGCGATGTTTATATTTGTGGCTGCGTCAATCCAAACTGCAAAACTATATATCCGGCAAGATCATTGAAGTCGAAAGCGGATGCGATTAGACGGTGGAATGAAAAGATGAGAGGAGAAAATAATGTGTGACTTCTGTAACCATATAGTTGAAGACAGTGAGGCCGGATGGCACGACTCCAATCTCATCACCTACGATCGCAAATTCAACAGTTTTAGTATCGAAACTGCTACGGGCGATCCGTATGATAGTGGCATTTTACAAGATGTAAATTTTTGTCCATATTGCGGAGAAAATGATGCTGGTCATTAAAACTGAGGAAGATCGGGAACGCTGCACATCTTGCTATGGCAATATTAACATCAATTTAACTATGGAAGAAGTAGTAGCCTTATTTACAGGAGCAACTCTTGGCGACCCGAACTTTAATGAATATGGGGTATTTATCCGATTGGAGGATTAAATGATGAAGGTGATTGTTGACGAACTTCCTGACAAGTCTAAAGACTGTCTCTTTGCAGAATACATCAATATGACCAGTAAGTACGCATGTATGTTTCGGTCTGGGATGTACTCGCGGTGTAAGTTGGACTGCGGCGGAGAATGCCCGTTTTTGAAGAAGATTGGAGACATGAGAGTCAATGACAAAGAATGAATACCTTGACGAATTCTTAAAAAGAGCTGGCATTGAACTCTTGCCGTTTCAAAAAGAAATCATTGGTCAAATAATAGACGAAAATAGGGTTTATATTTGTTATCCGCCGCATTTTGGACGAACCAACATATTATTGATGATGCAGGCCATAGAAGCCTCAGTCAAGAAAGGAGAAAACTATGGATCTCGGATTCAAAGGCCAAATCTTAAAATTCGGCACCGTAGATAAATGCAACAGAAAATTTGCCTCGGACTGCAAAATCACATTTCCCGATACAATTCCGGTAACTAACAACTTCAATATGGACGAAATCATCGGAGTCGCTGATATTTCTAAGGTTGAGGACGGTCTTGACTGTGAAGTATCGCTGTTTGATATGAATGTCCTTCCTCAAAATGAGTATTTCGCTGGCGGGTATTATACCAAGATTAAGACACATGTGAAGGATCACATTACCGTCATCGATTCTGCTCGTTTGGTAAGCATGAGCATACTTCCGGAACATAATGTAGCCGATGAAAATTTGAAAGTTAGGAGAGTTGAGACCAATGCTGAAAATTGAAGACGCCGAGATCCTTGGTTGGGAGCACGCTATCCGTGGAATGCGCAACCCTCTGAACTCTTGGGAGAAGAGTGATAGCGGTTCATGTGTGTCCACTCAGGCGGTGGAAGAAGGGTGGTTTGAAGTCGGCCCGAACGACCTCGATTTGATGAAGCGCCTTCGTAACGCCGGCACAGACCACCGGAAGTTCATGCGGATGGTCACCGTGTATATGGATATTACTGCTCCGCTGTACTGGTGGAAGGAGTTCGATACCTATAAAGTTGGTACGGTGGCCAATTCCTGCTCCACGATGCATAAGATTGCGGAGAAGGAGTTCACGCTGGAGGATTTCAGTTGCGAGCATTTGTTTGGGCCTGATGACATGCTCGAATGGGACGAGCGAAAAGATATCGCGAAGGACAACGCTCTGGCCGCTGTTAATGTGGATGGTGATTGGTGTTATTTCACACCAAAGGGATACATTCAAATGACTTGTAATATTCTGAATCACTACCGCCAGAAGTATCTTGAAGCTCAGAAAAAACCGATGAAAGAAGAGGCAAAGAGAGCTGGGTTGGTAAAACAATATTGGTGGCAGATGATCCAGCTGCTCCCCAGCTCCTACAACCAGAAACGGACGGTAATGCTCAACTACGAGGTGCTGGCCAATATATATAAGAGCCGGCGGAACCACAAGCTGGATGAGTGGCATACCTTCTGCGACTGGATTGAGGGTCTGCCGTACAGTGAGCTGATTACAGGTAGAACAGCCGATGAATAAGGAACAGAAATGGATCGAAGAGCACCCCGTAACATGGGTTTTAATGCAGAAAATTGGCGATTTTCTGTGGTTCTTTGCCAAGTTCTCTATCTGTATGCTTTTGTGGCGGGTGATACACCTCTGATTGACACCATTCGGCCAGGCATGGTATCATGAATTCGGATAGGTCGCATCGATTATGCGCAAAAAGCACAGCTCCTATTATGGAAGGAGGTTGTACAAGCTATGGTGACTGAGCGCAACAATTCTCACCTTCTGAATGGTGGTGATGACATGGGCATGACCGATAATCAGTACAAGGGTATGTTGCTGGATCAGTTAGAAGACTGGCAGGAAATCCTTGATCTGGCTGTGGCAGCCGGAAACACCGAAATTCAGAAGAAGGTTGAGAAACAGATCGCGAAGATCAACGAAAAGCTGAAATTCTAAACCTCAACCAAGGGAGAGCTTACAGAAATGTAGGCTCTCTTCTTTTATATTTAAGGAGGATCATTTATGAGCACTGAAAAAGTATTGCGGCATAAGGCCATTTGTGATGAACTGAACAAGCTCTACGAAAAAAAGAACCATGACTATGGCGACAGCTTCCATCAGACTTTTGTGGAAGAAGGGCTGGCTATGACCCGCATTCGTCTGGGTGATAAATTCTCTCGCTTTAAGACCTTGTCTCGGCTCACCAATTCAGACAGCGATGAGCAGCAGGTTACAGATGAGTCCATTCGCGATACGCTGATGGATTTGGCCAATTATGCCATCATGACCATTTTGGAAATGGATGGAGAGACCGATGTCGTTCATGTCTAAGTCGCAGGAGGATTGATATTTCGTGACCTTTAAGAATTTTATAGCCTGGTGCAACGAGCGAGCCAGTGACGGACGATGGGACTTATTAACGGCAATGGTCTGCATCGACTTGATAGCTGAGATCCGAAAAATTCCTTTTTGGAAAAGAGAGCGGGTCTGGAAAAACCAGCATGAAAGACAAGTCTTAGACGAAATTATCGAGCCTCTCAATCAAAAGATTATTATCGATGAGCTTGAAAAAAGAACTTCAGGCACTACTGAAGCAACTATATCCAAGAAAAAGGAGTATCCCACTATGACGATCAATGAATACCAGAACCACGCGCTGCGTACCGAGTCCCTTATCACTACCGACCCTGTTCCTTATATTCGTGTTCTGGAGGGTCTGATGGGTCTTAATGGCGAGGCCGGCGAGGCCATTGATATCTTGAAGAAGGTCATCTTCCAGGGGCACGAGTTCGATCGAGAGCATCTGGCCAAGGAGCTCGGTGACATTGCCTGGTATCTTGCTATTTCCGCTGACGCCCTGAGTTATGATCTGGAAACCATTCTCCAGATGAATGTGGATAAGCTCAAGGCCCGGTATCCGGATGGCTTTAAGACTGAGCAGAGCCAGAACCGCGTTGCCGATGATATTTGATAGGTGACGCCATGGCACAGAAAAGAATTAAATTAGTTCAGCATGATATTCTGAACGACCAACTGCGGCTTCTCTACGATGATGGGACACAAGGTGTTCTGGATATCGGGGAAGATCTTTCTCGTTCCAAGGTGCCTATTTCTATGCAGCCCAATGCTTTTGTCGGTCTGACGCTTAAACAGGCCAAGATGAAACTTGGGATCAAGAACTGAGGTGGCGTATGAGTTATCAGTACGACCAATATTTGCAGCGGCACAAAACAAATGTGAAAAGAGGCTACGATTGGCTTCGGACAAACATACCATGGATATTTGAAGGCAAGCCTGATAGTGCATTCCAGACAAAGTTTTCACATGACGCTTCCAAATCCAATCCGGATGAATACGAGGCTTATGATGCTTACTTCTATGGCGGAAACCGATCCCATGCTATTGTAGAGGCGTTCAATCAAGCCTGGCTACTGCACATCCATCGAAACCCACACCATTGGCAATATTGGGTTTTGCATAACGATGATCCCAACGAAGGCGAAGTTGTGTTGGAGATGCCGTTCAATTATATTATCGAGATGATTTGTGATTGGTGGGCATTCAGCTGGCAGAAAGGCGATCTGAGCGAGATCTTCTCATGGTATGACGATCATCAGGCGTATATCAAACTCCATCCCAAGACTCGACAAACTGTGGAAGATATTCTCTGGGAGCTGCGAGATCGACTTGGGTATAATGTCCTGGCTCATCATGGGATAAAAGGTCAGAAATGGGGCGTTCGTAATGGCCCGCCTTATCCGCTTGATAAATCTAAGGAGTCTGGTACAATAAAAGAAAGTCGTTCTCCTAAAATTTCAGAAGACAAATTTATCAATTATGCCCTTAATTATGATAAGGCGCCTGACAAGGCACGAGTGTTTGAGTCAGCGTTAGGATACACAAAAGAGAATTGCGAAACCTTGATAAAGGATATAGAGAGCCATTTCGATACTGAACTTTTGGAAGAACGAGGAGATCAAGGTCACGGAATGCGATACCAACAAATTATGGAATTGACCGGCCCCAATGGGAAAACAGCTAATGTATTAACCGCGTGGATTGAAGATGGCGATAACGTCCGCTTAACCAGTGTCTATGTGACGAAAAAGGAGGCAACAAAGAAATGATCAATGAATACGACAAAGTCCGCCTAAAAGATGGGAGAACTGCAACTATCGTTGAAGTATTAGAACCCGGTGTTGCCTATCTGGCTGACATAGATTTGCCCGGACCCGATTGGGAAACCGAGGAAATCCTGCAAGATGATATCGCTGAGGAATGATATTATGGCGATCAATGAGTTTTTGGAGAACTTGACCGAGGAATATGGTACGGCCGAGTTCGAGTACAAAGGAAAGAAATGCGGCATTGAACCGAAGACCCAAGATTCAATTACGACTTATACTATGTGGTATGGTGAGAATTGGAACGATTACGATGATATCGACATTCTTCTTTCGGACAGGTTCTTTGACGGTCGTTCTCTGCATGATATTTTCCAGTCGATCGAGGTGTATTTCTGAGATATGAAAGTACGCTGGAAAGGAAAAACCGAGTTCTTAGTGCTTACACATGACAAGGTCTATACCGTTCTTGGCGTGGAAAAAGGCTGGTATAGACTGGTCGATGATAGTGGCGAAGACTATCTGTATCCTCCAGAGAACTTTGAAATTGTGGAGGAATAATATTTCATGACAATTCAAGAACTCGTAGATCATCTCACTAATTTGGTTAGTCATATCACATTCTACTATAACGGATACGCCTGTGGCATCGATCCGTTGTCTCGAAACTTATACGAAGTATGGTGCGGAGATGATTCTTTTTCCGTAACTTCCATTGATGATGTTTTGAGCAAGGAGCTTTTCAACGGACGAGCCCTGAAAGATATTTGGGGTGATGTGACTGATTTAGAGTATTGATACTCGTCCAAAAAATCTTAGACTAACTAAAATACATTGACCCGCAGAATGCCTCGAATTGTGTAACAGCAGTTCGGGGCATTTATATTTTTGAAAAGGAGAAACCATTATGGATGAAATGAATGTAAAAGCAGTAGAGGCTGAAAAAACTCATGAGAATATGACGCCCAGGCCGAAGATCATCGCCGTCGATTTCGATGGATGCCTCGCCGTTAACAAGTGGCCGGAAATTGGCGCTCCTATTGAAAGCACTATCCAGAAGCTTAAGTCTGAGCAGGCAAATGGCGCCAAAGTCATTCTCTGGACCAATCGTGTCGGAGAGCCCCTTGAGAAAGCGGTGCAGTTCTGCAAAGAGCAGGGTATTCATTTGGACGAGGTCAATAAGAACCTGCCGGAGATTATCGAGGCCTTTGGCGGCGACTGTCGAAAGATCTTTGCCAATGAATATTGGGACGATCGTGCAGTCTGCATGGCTGAGGAAGACTCCTGGGCGGCTCGGGAAGTCGAATTGGCCTGTCAAAGCGAACGAGCCTCTGCGGAGGGGACGGACGATTGGGATTATGGAGTAGCCTGTTATGAAAGCGCGCTGCGGGCTTATCAGAGCCTTTGTCGAGATGAGCACAGTGGGTTTAGCATCCAGATTACCAAGAGCATTCTCAACCGTCTGGTAGATGGCAAGTGTCTGACGCCCATTGAGGACGCAGAGGATATTTGGGAGGATATGACATCGGATGAAGATTTGAAACAAGGGTGCCGCGATTACCAGTGCCATCGTATGTCCTCTCTGTTCAAGCATGTTGGCTCTGATGGCAGCGTCACATATTCCGATGTTGGTCGAGTCTGCGGTATCGATGTGAATTCGCCGAATGACGCGTTTACGAACGGACTGATGACTCGTTTGGTCGACAAGATTTTCCCCATCACTCTGCCTTATCTTCCGACCAGCAAGAAGTATCGTGTCTTCTCTGAGGAGTTTCTGGTAGATCCTAAGAACGGAGATTACGATACGGTCGCATATCTTTATATTCTGACGCCCGAAGACAAGAAAATTGAACTGAACCGTTATTTCAAGGAAGAAAACGGAAAGATGGTTCAGATTGAAAAGGATGAGTACGAAGAGAGAAAGACGAAACGGGTGGATAAGAAATGAAAAAAATAAGAAGTACGATTTTATTTTTCATACTCTCGTTCATCTTGATGAGCCTGCTATCTGGATGCGAACAGACCATTGCCAAACGATACGGCGGAGAATTAACGATCGAATTACCAGCAAATCAGAAGCTGGAGATGATCACCTGGAAAGATAATTCTTTGTGGTATTTGACAAAGCCGATGACTGAAGAGGATGTCGCTGAAACTCATACATTTACTCAATCTTCCGAATTCGGAGTATTTGAAGGAACGATAACCATTATTGAAACACTGGAGGGCGAAGAATGAAAAATCCAGACACATTGCTCGTCGGCTTTGACAATGCTCATGGCGACGACGCAGCGGTTTTGATCGTTGGGCGTAAGGCACCTGGGGACTCGGTTCAGATTATCAACCAGTTTCAAGGGAAAGAAGCATTAGAGCTGTATCAGCGATTGCTTCCAAACAATGAAGTCTGATATTTAGAAGGTGGAGCATTATGACTGAAAAAATACTTGGTAAAATTGACTTTGCTGAGTTTGGCACTATTGGGGAATATCCATTTATGATTGGTCTTCAACTTGGCTTTTCTATGGGCGGAGGCCGTTATGGTGTCTGCGATGGCGGGCGGTTTACCGTGAACATCTCGAAGGAGTGCAAATGGGAAAAACAGTCTCGTGAATTGGCTATTGTAGAAAGCCTTGAACGGGTAAATGATATTCTCAATGCGGCAAGAGTTAATTATGTCTCGCAATTGGTGGGCAGACCAGTAGAGGTAACATTGGAGAATTCTATCTTTAAGGACTTTCGTATTCTTACGGAGGTCCTTTGATATTTTGGAGGAAAAATCATGACTGTATATATCGCCGGACGACAAACAGGAAAGACATTGTTTCTCATTCGCGAGTCTGCAAGAACCGGTGCCATTATTGTCGCCCCAACTTATCAAATGGCGAACTACATCGACAAAATGGCTCGTGATTTCGGCTTGAAAATTCCTCCTCCCATTGCCACTGTGGATTGGATCAAGATGATGCCCCATAAACGGGATCAAAAATACTTGGTAGATGAACTTCAATCGGCACTTCACCAAATGAATGTGGTTACGGCAACCCTCGATACAAATTCTAAGGAGATGGTTCATATGTTCGGAGTAAAGGAAACCTGCTGCACGAAGTGCGCCCACAAGGATGTTTGTCAGTTCAAGGAAGAGTATCTGGCAGCACAGGCTGCTGTGGACAATGTTAGCGTCAATCTGCCTGCAAAGGATGAGCGTGCTAATAGATACATCAATCTTCATAACATCCCTTGGATCGAACCTGTGGAGCTGAAGTGCAAGCATTTCATTCCGGCTGCCCAGAATGTCGCAGTACGATAAAAGTTAACCCAATACATCAACGGCGGTATTCTTTATAGGATGCCGCCGCTTTTGTTTTTATCCCAGAAAATTATATTTCAGAAGGAGTGTTACCAAATGACCATTATCAAACGGAGCGGCGTAGAAGTTCTCTTCGACCCGAAAAAAATCGCCAATGCTGTCACCAAGGCCAACCAAAGTGTCAGCGAGGTCAATCGAATGGACGAGTCGCAGATCGAAGAGATCACTACTGCTGTGACCAAAATCTGTGAAGGAATGGGACGGGCTACCTCGGTCGAAGAAGTTCAGGACCTTGTGGAGCGTCAAATCATGGCGCAGGGTGCTTTTGATGTGGCAAAAAATTATATCACCTATCGCTACACACGCTCCCTTGTCCGGCAGTCTAACACCACCGATGAGAAGATCATCAGTCTGATCGAGTGCAACAATGAGGAAGTCAAACAGGAAAACTCTAACAAAAACCCGATTGTGAATTCGACGCAGCGGGATTACATGGCCGGCGAGGTTTCCAAAGATATTACGGAGCGTCTTCTGCTTCCTCAGGATATTGTTGAAGCTCATAAAGAGGGCATCATTCACTTCCATGATTCGGACTATTTCGCGCAGCACATGCATAACTGTGATCTGGTCAACCTGGAAGATATGCTCCAGAACGGCACAGTTATCAGTGGCACTCTGATTGAGAAGCCTCATCGCTTTTCCACCGCCTGCAATATTGCGACTCAGATCATTGCTCAGGTGGCATCCAATCAGTATGGCGGCCAGTCCATTTCTCTGACACATCTTGCCCCCTTTGTCGATACCAGCCGAAAAGAAATCCGTAAAAAGCTGACACAGGATGCTGCGGACGCCGGCGTGACCGTTTCTCAGGAACAGATTGATATTCTGGTTGAGAAGCAGCTCCGAGAAGAGATTCGTAACGGGGTACAGACGATCCAGTATCAAATTCTGACCCTGCTGACTACGAATGGTCAAACGCCCTTTGTTACGGTCTATATGTATTTGAATGAGGCCCGCAACGAGCAGGAGAAGCGAGACCTGGCACTCATTATTCAGGAGACATTGGAGCAGCGCTATAAGGGAGTCAAAAATGAGAGCGGTGTTTGGGTCACTCCCGCATTTCCCAAGCTGATCTATGTTCTGGAAGAAGACAATGTTTGGGAAGGGTCTCGCTACTGGTATCTGACTCAGTTGGCGGCCAAGTGTACGGCTCGTAGAATGGTCCCCGATTATATTTCCGAGAAAAAAATGCTGGAGCTGAAAGGCGATGTCTATACCTGCATGGGTTGCCGCTCTTTCCTGACTCCTGACCGCTTTACCGACGCCGGAATCGGTAACATTGCTAATGCGAAAAACTATGTCCCCGGTGAGCACAAATATTACGGACGCTTCAACCAAGGCGTTGTGACAATCAATCTCCCTGATGTCGCATTGTCCTCTGGTGGCGATAAGGATAAGTTCTGGGATATTCTCAGTGAAAGATTGGAACTCTGTCATCGGGCACTGATGTGCCGGCACGAACGGCTGAAGGGAACAATCTCGGATGTCTCTCCGATTCTGTGGCAATACGGCGCTCTGGCTCGACTGGAAAAAGGCGAAGTCATTGACAAACTCCTGTTCGACGGATATTCCACGATTTCTTTGGGTTACGCCGGTCTTCATGAATGTGTGAAGTATATGACCGGAAAGAGTCATACCGACCCCGAGGCAAGACCTTTTGCGCTGGAAGTTATGACGCGCCTTAACGACGCCTGTAAAACCTGGAAAGCTGAGAGCAACATCGATTTTAGTCTGTATGGCACTCCCATTGAGTCCACCACATATAAGTTCGCAAAGGCTCTCCAGCGGCGTTTTGGCATCATTCCTGGTGTCACAGACAAGAACTACATCACCAATAGCTATCATGTCCATGTGACAGAAGAAATCAACGCCTTTGACAAGCTACAATTCGAGTCTGAGTTCCAGGCCCTTTCACCCGGTGGCGCTATCAGCTATGTCGAGGTCCCCAATATGCAGAACAATCTCACGGCGGTTCTTCGCGTGATCCAGTTCATCTATGAGAACATCATCTACGCCGAACTGAACACCAAGAGCGATTACTGTCAGGTCTGCGGCTGGGATGGCGAAATCGAAATTGTGGAGGAGGGCGACAAACTGATGTGGCGCTGTCCGCAGTGCGGCAATATGGATCAAAACAAGATGAATGTCGCTCGGCGAACCTGTGGGTATATCGGAAGCCAGTTCTGGAACCAGGGGCGCACACAAGAGATCCGTGAGCGAGTCATGCATCTGTGAGGTGAGAGATTATGAATTATTCTCTGATCCGAAACTGTGACATTGCCAACGGTCCTGGAGCCCGCGTTTCGTTATTTGTATCTGGCTGTACTCACCATTGCCCGGGATGCTTTCAACCCGAGACTTGGGACTTTGCTCATGGAACGCCCTTTACAAAGCAGTCTACCGAATTGATATTTTCCATGCTTGAGCCATGGTATATCGAAGGACTGACTCTTCTGGGTGGCGAGCCATTTGAGCCGGAGAACCAGCAGGCGCTTCTTCCGTTCGTCCAAGAGGTTCGGAGACGATTCCCGAACAAAACTATTTGGGCATACAGCGGCTTCACTTTAGAAGAACTTCAAAATCGGGCCGGAAGTATTGGCGAGGTCACGAAAGCACTTCTCAATCAGATTGATATTTTGGTTGACGGTCGTTTCGTGGAAGCGAAAAAAAATCTACGCTTAAAATTCTGCGGATCATCAAATCAAAGATTGATCGATCTGAAAAAAACGAAAGCTGCTGGCGAGATCGTTCTATGGGAGGACCCGAATGGAGATTGATATTTTGTAAAGGGATGAGGTGGATTCGTATGCTCGATAACTTTGGAAAGGCTGTTCGTAATATCCGATTATCCAGGGACATGTTGCTCTATGATATGGCGAAAGATCTGGATATTTCATCAGCTATGTTGTCTGGTATTGAATGCGGGAGAAAACCTATTCCCGATTGGTTTGTGCCAAAACTACAAGAGAAATATGGTGTCAGCGATCTATATATCCAGACACTTCTCAAATTTATGAAGGAGCGAGGTGAATAACAGTTGTCCAGCATTGACAAGAAGAATTCGGAGGGTTATTCCGACCCGACCGCCTATAAAGCTTTGAAGCATATCGAGGACGAAGACGCTCGCTTTCATAAGCTGCTCTATATGCTCTTTGATATTTGTGAGTTGTCCGGGTTCGAGATCGAGGGGCGTGTTGTTCTGGTGGACAAGCGAACCGGAAGAGTCTGGAGGTAAAAATGGGGCTATCACAACTTGCGCCGAAATGCAGAGTATGTCCGTATGTTGAAAGTTGCGACTATAAGCAAATGGTGGCTCTTGGATATTTGCCATTACCCGAGCCGACGGTTGAAATTCAAGTAGATCAAGCAGTCGAAATTGACATCGCGCTTGATCAAATAAGCAGGCTTTTCCAAATTCCAAAGCGCTATGTAAGAGGTGGTGAGATATGACGATGGAAGAGGCTCTGGCAGTAGTCCAGAAGATTGCAGATGCTTGGGCGGCATTTGGTCAGTCGATGGCGGAGGCTGCACAGGCGCTTGAGGACATGTTTCGCGATCTGGTTAAGAGTGATGAACTCTGGCCTAAACGCAACGGGATACCTCCTAAAAAGTATGGCATAGCCCTGCAAAAACGGCGCCAAAAGAGTGTTTACTGCTACCATTACACCCCTCCTATCCCTCGAAATCGTCCGTACCAGAGACGGATATTTTAAGAAAAACGGCACTAAAAAGTAACTGGTCAGTATGGTTCAGGTGGCTGTCAGGCTATCTTAAGATAGAATTTCAGCCGCTTGGACCGTCTACCTGCTACTAACAGTAATAGTAGCAGGTCTGAAAATTGATATTTTCCTGGCCACTTTTGGGACGGGAAACTGGCCATCTGCCCACTTTTAGGGTGAATTTTGCAGGTGAGTTAGCCTTGTACGGACGAAAAAACAGTGAAAATTGGCCATCTGCCCACTTTTTGCCCACTTTTATTTCAAAACTGGCCAGGCTGAAAGCCTTGTGCCGCAAGGGTTTGCGGGTTTTCTGGCCACTTGCCCACTTTTTCTCTTCACTATTATGAGAAAAAATAGTTAATTTTATATATAAGTGGACGAAAAAAGTGGCCAACTGGCCAGCAAGGTTATTTTTCGGCATTTTTGCGAGAATTTACTCTCGAAGTAACCGAATGAAGTTTCCCACTTCCTTTTCGTTTACTTGTGTGCTATACTGAAAGTGCCACACAATTTAATTACCCATCTTACCATACTAAGGGAGGATACTTGGCAACAAGTGTTTTCTCTCTTACTCGTCATACCCTTAGTGGGTGGATGGGATTGTGTGGCAACAATGGGAGATGCACTTTTGCAAGGGTGTGTCTCTTTATTGAGGACGCACCCTTTTATTTTTATGCAGAGGAGGGATAATTGATGGCCAAGATACCGAAGGGCATGTTAGGTGGAGGCGGAGTATTATCACTCGTACTTTTGAAGCTGGTTGACAGTCTTCCCGAACTCGTAGACTACATTATACATAACTTTCCGAAGCCAAATCCTAAACCAGCACGACCGGATCAAAGCGATCAAGTTATTATGCCGGATATTCTTGATAAGCAGTTTTGTTTGACTCTGCCGAAAGCAACCGAGCTTTTGGAAAATTTCGAGTTAAAGGTTCTCCCTGTCGAAGTGTCTATCAGCGAAGCCCATACCAAGTATGCAAAGTTCAAAGATTATTCGCATATGCAAGTAATCGGTTGCAGCAAGAAAGCAAAAACAAAATTAAAAGTCGGCGACACAATTATCGTTCAGTACATTACTCAAGAAGTCATTGACGAAAGCCGATTGATATTTGAAAAGACTGAACGAGAAAAAGCCGATGCCAAACTGGCTAAGATCGAGAGACGCGCTGCACAAATGGAGAAACTTAAAAACGGTACCGCTGACACTATGCATAAGGCGACTGAAGCCATTGGAGAAGGCGCAGTTGCTATGAAAGATGGAGTAAAGAAACTTATCACTCGCGATCGTGAGAAAAATAAAGAAAAGGAGAATTTAGATGAGTAATAACAGTGGAAAGAAACGCAGCACTGCGGGTCTGCTTCTGGATGTCATCCTCACCATTGTGACAGGCGGATTATGGCTGATCTGGATTTTGATTCGGTATCTGCGAAATAATAGCTGATATAGCAAAAAATGATATTTTCGGTTTTGCCGGGACGCTTATGGTGTCTCGGCTCTTTTCGTCTTCGCTAATTTTACAACTCCCTTTATGGGAGGCGATAGCGTGAAAGTGAATGTAAAACACTCGACACAATTATTGATGACTTTTACCACATCGATGGTGGCGGCGATTGGAACAGCTGCCGGCGCTACGATATGGCAATCGTTTGGAAAACCGAAAGTCGAGGAAATTGCAAGAGAGAACGAAAAGCCGAAACGAAAAATTGGATTTATAGTAGATTGAGGGATGCAACGCGCATCCCTCTTTCTTTTTTTTGTTCGCATTGATATTTAGGACTGTTTTTGTTTCCGCGAAAAAAACAGACTCTTTTATGGAGAGGAGAGAGATATGTCACGCATATTCCATTCTTTCTATCATTTTTATCGGAAAGGAGGCCGTTTCATGGCCAGAAGCGCAAGACTGGAAAGCGGTTTTCAGGACCGATTGATTTCCACTCTGAAAGAGCTATTCCCAGGCTGTATGATATTTAAGATGGATCAGCGCCAGGGTATTCCAGACCTGCTCATTCTTTACGGAAAGAAATGGGCCTCCCTTGAGTGTAAGAGATCCGCAAAGGCCAAACGGCAGCCGAACCAAGAATATTATGTTGAGAAGATGAACGAGATGTCGTTCTCAAGTTTCATCTCTCCGGAAAGCAAGGAGGAAGTGTTGAATGAACTTCGCAAGACATTCCAATCTTGAGGGGCAGCACGCTTTCCTCAGTGCCAGCGGCTATCATTGGATCAACTACACGGAGGACAAGCTTGTTGACGCCTATACAAAGTATCAGGCAGCGCAGCGAGGGACGATCCTTCATTCTTTTGCAGCCCAGTGTATCAAACTGGGTCAGCGACTTCCAAAATCTCAGAAGACGCTGAACATGTATGTCAACGATGCCATCGGCTATAAGATGACGCCGGAACAGGTTCTCTATTATTCTCCGAATTGTTTCGGAACAGCCGATGCAATTTCATTTCGTGGTGATATGCTCCGCATTCACGATTTGAAAACTGGAGAGTCTCCGACTCACATGGAGCAGCTTATGGTTTATGCAGCACTCTTTTGCTTGGAATACGATTATAGCCCAAATGATATTCAGATGGAGCTTCGTATTTACCAGAGCGACGGAGTGTTTTGCCATAAACCAACTATCGAAGATATTTTACCAATTATGGACCGGATCGTAACCTTCGACCGGATCATCAACAGTATCAAAGAGGAGGAGTAAGCCATGAACCCTATTGCGGATGATATTTTGATGCATTATGGCGTCAAGCGGCGATCTGGGCGCTATCCCTGGGGTTCCGGCGATAACCCCTATCAGCATGGCGGTGATTTCCTCGCTCGCGTTGAAGAACTCGAAGCGATGGGGAAAAGCCAGAAAGAAATTGCTGATGAACTGAAGATGTCCACTACTGATCTCCGTATGCAGGTTAGAGTGGCAAAGCATGAACGGCGTGCATTGATGGCCGAGCGTGCGAAATCTCTTCGTGAAGAAGGAAAAACATTGGATGAGATTGCGGGCATTATGGGGTTCAACAATGACTCCTCTGTTCGAGCCTTACTCAATGAGAACACCGCGACCAATAAAAACAAAGCACTGGCAACTGCTGAGGCTCTGAAACAGGAGCTTGCCGTTAAGGGCGCTCTTGATGTTGGTGAGGGTGTTGAACAGCAGCTTGGTGTTTCCAAGGGTGTTCTTCAGGAAGCATTATTCATTCTGGAGACCGAGGGGTATAACCGCTATGGCGTTGGTGTTCCTCAGGTAAACGACCCAAAGAAACGAACCATCACACCTGTTGTTTCTGTCCCCGACATCGACCAGCGTGACGCTTATCAGAACCTTGATATTATCAAGTCTGTTGGCGACTATCATTCCAGCGATGGCGGCGCCTCTTGGGATAAGCGAGAATACCCAACCAGCATCGACTCAAGTCGTGTTAAGATCCGGTATGGAGATGAAGGTGGCATCAACAAAGATGGCGTGATTGAATTGCGCCGTGGTGTTGCCGATCTGGATTTGGGAGACTCTCATTATGCTCAGGTTCGCATTTTGGTCGACGGGACCCATTATCTTAAGGGAATGGCTATGTACTCGGATGATATGCCTGATGGCTGCGATATCGTGTTCAACACTAATAAGCACTCCGGCACTCCGAAGATGGATGTCTTGAAGAAGATCCAGGCGGACCCGGATAATCCATTTGGTGCATTTATCAAAGCCAACGGTCAGAGTTACTATCCCGATCCGGATGGCAAATACACGGACCCTATCACTGGGGAGAAGAAATCTCTATCGGCTATCAACAAGCTAAAAGAGGAAGGCGACTGGGATAAGATGAGTAAGAACCTCTCTTCCCAGTTTCTTTCCAAACAGCCCATTAAACTGATCCAGAAACAGTTGGATCTGACCTATGCTGATGCGGCTGATGAATTCAGCGAGATCTGTTCGTTGAATAACCCGACTATCAAGAAGAAATTGCTGATGGACTTTGCTGATGAGTGTGACTCCGCAGTGGTTCATTTGAAAGCGGCAGCTCTCCCCAGGTTATTCTTCCTATCACGGCGATGAAAGAGACTGAGATTTATGCCCCTAACTATCGGGACGGTGAAAAAGTTGTTCTGATTCGATATCCTCACGGGGGTACCTTTGAGATTCCGGAACTGACGGTTAATAACCGAAACAAATCTGCGATTTCCATTCTCGGTAAAAATATTCGAGACGCAGTAGGCATCAACCCCAAAGTAGCTGAACGATTATCCGGAGCTGACTTTGATGGCGACCAGGCAGTTGTTATCCCTGTGGGGGGTAAAGTATCAGTCAAATCTACGCCTGCATTGGCAGGTCTGAAAGACTTCGATCCGAAAACGGAATACTCTACCGAGGGTAAGACGGGGGTACGGCTCTTATCGAAAGAAGCCACCCAGATTGAAATGGGAAAGATCTCAAACCTCATTACGGATATGACCTTAAAAGGGGCCCCCGTAGAGGAGATTACCCGGGCAGTCAAGCATAGCATGGTTGTTATCGATGCGGCCAAGCATAAGCTCGACTATAAACGATCCGAAATTGAGAATGACATCCCAACCCTTCGTAAACGGTGGCAGGGGTATGTTGACCCCGAAACTGGAAAGATGCGTGGCGGTGCCTCCACCCTTCTTTCTCGTCGTAAGCAGAGTGTCGAAGTCCCTGAGCGACAGGGCAGTGGTCGCATTGACAAAGAGACTGGCAAGGTCGTCTACAAGGAGTCTGGTCGAACCTACATAGATCCGAAGACTGGTAAAACAGTTCCAGCTACAACTAAGATTAAACTCTTAGAGAAAGTCGACGATGTTCGGACTCTATCTTCTGGTACAGTTCAAGAGGATGCTTATGCCACCTATGCCAACCGCATGAAGGCTCTGGCAAATCAAGCAAGACTTGAGTATGCGGCTACTCCGTCGCTTATGCGAAATGCGAGTGCTGCTAAGGCATATGCTCCCGAAGTTGAAAGATTGACCAGTGCTTTGAAGATGGCTCGTCTCAATGCTCCTCGTGAACGGGAAGCTCAGCGCCTTGCCAATGCCCAAGTGAAAGCAAAAGTTGAAGCAAACAATATTACGGACAAAGATGAAATTTCAAAGATTCGTCGTTCTGCTATCAGCGATGCTCGCGTTTCTACTGGCGCAAACGGAAAGGGAACTCGTATTACGATTTCTGATGGTGAATGGGAAGCTATTCAAGCTGGTGCGATTTCTGACACAACATTAAAAGAGATCTTGCGTTATGCTGATCCCGATGTTGTTAGAGCCAGAGCAACACCTCGTGCTTCGACTCAGCTTTCCGATGCTCGTGTCAATCGTATTAAGGCAATGGCCAATTCCGGAAGCACTAACAGTGAAATTGCCGATGCTTTGGGAATTTCGCCTTCTACTGTTTCCAAGTATCTCAATGAGTAAGAAAGGAAGTGAGAGCAGATGGAAAAGTGTATGCTTACTACCACCGATAACCCCTATGACCCTTTTACAGAGTTCGAGGCATGGTATCGGTATGATGAGGCAAAAGGCTATCATTCCAGCGCATTCTTAGCGCGTATTGCTCGTACTTCCGATCAGCTCTCCGAGCAGGAGAATGCGGAAGAAGTTGAACGAGCTATCAACGACATCATCAAGTACGACCCCCTTGGTATTTACAAGAAGGTCAAACAAAAGGTACAGCCGGAACCCATGGCGACCGCTTAATGGATGACACAACTGTTCTCTTACAGAAACGCATTATCTTAGGATGGTGCGTTTCTTTTTGTCATTTATGAGATTTATTTAATCTTGAAACGGCACACCAGTTGTATGCCATACATCAAAGGTATAGGGGGGTCTGCTGAAAAGTCACCCCCTCTGCATCGCGGTGGTCTCTAAAAATTCTCCGGGGGATATTTTTGAAAAATGGTTTCGGTTTCATGCGACATTTGAACAAGCCCACAGGGTTGCGTCAGGCGGCGAGAACTCTTTTTCGTCCATAAGAGGCCTCCTTTCCTCCTTGGTACGCGGTGCATTACCTCCACTGCTACGATATTTTCTCCACTTGCAGCCGGCCTGCTCATGCGGGCTTCTTCAAATGTCGCATGAAACTATTCCATAAGCCTGTGTAAACATTACAAAACTAAGCGAGAGGAGGTGTCAAGCGTGGCAAAAGCATCTAAGACTTCGGGTCAGACCAAGGGGCGCCGCGCCGCCTTGACACCGGAGGCAAGAGAGAACCAGCTGATCAATCTTGCAGTTGATCTGATTGAACGACGACTTCTGGAGGGGACAGCATCCTCTCAAGAGGTCACGACAATTCTAAAACTCGGCACGACCAAAGCCCGCCTTGAGAATGAGAGGCTGGCAAAGGAAGTGGAACTTGTCCAGGCCAAGACCGAGGCCTATAAATCCGGTGTGAGAATGGACGAACTCTATGAGAAGGCCATGGCCGCCTTTAAGCGGTATAGCGGTCAGGGCGAGGAGGATGAAGAGGATGAGTATTAAGTGCTATTCCGAACTGATTCTCTTGCCCACTTTTGAAGAGCGCTATCGCTATCTTAAACTGGATGGCATTGTCGGGAAAGAAACTTTTGGTTTCGATCGGTATATGAATCAATTCTTTTATCGGTCTCCTGAGTGGAAACATGCACGAGATGTGGTGATTGCAAGAGACTGTGGTTGCGATCTTGGTATTGCCGGTCGTGAGATTTTTCATCGACCGATCATTCACCATATGAACCCAATCAGACCGGAGGATATTCGAGACAGATTGGAGATGATTCTGGACCCGGAGTATCTTATCACTACGATCCATGAAACACATCAGGCTATTCACTATGGCGATGAGAACTTATTGTTTTGCGATCCTGTCGATCGTCGTCCAAATGATACCTGTCCCTGGAAAAAGTAGAAAGGAGGACCCAACATGCGGAATCATGTTGTTGGAGTTGTAAATGATTGCTTGAGAATGGCTATCTATAAAGAGCCGAGAGCGAACTCCAAAGTTATCACCGTTGTTACAGCACTAACTAAAGTTGCAGTTGATGTGGACAAGTCGACTGAAGGGTTTTACAGAGTTTCGACTCCCAAAGGAGCTCAGGGATACTGTATGAAGAAGTTTGTTGCGGTTCGTCAATGAGGAGGCCGCCATGGAGATAACTGAAAGTATCCTGACATCCATTAAAAAGCTGTTAGGTATTGATGAGAACTATCCGCACTTTGATGCGGATATTATTATGCACATCAACAGCGTATTTTCAATCCTAACGCAAATGGGCGTTGGACCAGCCAAAGGATTTTCTATTTCTGGAAAAGAGGAGAATTGGGGACAGTTTCTTCCAATGGATCAGAGTGTCTTTTCTATGGTGCGGTCCTATGTCTATCTGAAGGTTCGGTTGTTATTTGATCCGCCTATTAACAGTGCTGCTGTTGAAGCTATTAACCGACAGATCAGCGAGTTTGAATGGCGGCTTCATGTGGCTGCCGATCCGGTAGACAATCTCAATGGGAAGGAGGAAATCCAAAATGGGAGAACATGATATTCTCGCTCACTATGGTGTGAAAGGTCAGAAATGGGGTATCCGCCGTTATCAGAACAAGGACGGAAGTCTGACTTCCAAAGGGCAAGCTCGCTACGACCGTGATAAGCGGGAGAATGCGGCAAAGAAGAAAGAAAATCGGATTGATTTGTCCGAACCCGATCCGAAACGCTGGGTAAGAGAAGATCTGGAGCGTTCTAAGAAAACGGTAGATGCCACGGACACCCTTGTCAAAGAGATGAAGAAAATAGAGCAAGCTACCGCGACGAAGCCCATCCCCAAACGCATGGATTTATCTCAGATGAGCGACAAAGAAATGCGGGAACGGATCAATCGGGAACTTCTGGAACGACAGTATAATCAACTGTTTGCAGAGACACCTTCTGTTCAAATTTCTAAAGGTCGGGAAGCTCTCCGAACTACATTGGAAGTAGCCGGAAGTGTTTTGGCTCTTACCAGCACTTCGCTTGGCATCGCTTTAGCCATTAAGGAATTGAAACTGAAAGGCTGAGGTGAGTGAATGTTATCCAACACCGCTGTTCCTCGTTACTACGGCGCTTTCCGTGACGCGGTAATTCGGGGTGACATTCCGGTCTGTAAAGAAGTCGCCATGGAGATGTATCGGATCGATCGGTTGATCGAGAGTCCGAGTTACTACTACGACGACTTAGCGGTTGAGGGGTGGATTGAATTCTGCGAAGGGGAGCTAACCCTGACCGACGGTTCGGATCTTCACCTTCTTGATAGTTTTAAGCTTTGGGGGGAACAGGTATTTGGATGGTATTACTTTGTAGATCGTTCGGTCTATGTCCCCAATCCTGATGGTCGTGGTGGTCGCTATGTGACCAAACGGATCAAACAGCGGTTAATCAAAAAGCAATATTTGATTGTAGGCCGAGGTGCAGCGAAGTCATTATATGACTCCTGTATGCAGGCCTATTTTTGCGTTGTGGATGGCGCTACCACCCATCAGATTACCACTGCTCCAACGATGAAACAGGCGGAAGAAATCATTAACCCCATCAAAACTGCGATCACGCGGGCCAGAGGTCCGGTATTTCAATTCATGACAGAGGGATCTCTCCAGAATACCACCGGTTCTAAAGCGAATCGCGTAAAGTTGGCCTCGACGAAGAAAGGTATTGAGAATTTCATCTCCGGTTCTTTGATCGAGGTTCGTCCCATGTCGGTGGATAAGCTTCAAGGGCTTCGTTGTAAAGTTGCCACTGTTGACGAGTGGCTATCTTCAGCGGATGCCCGAGAAGATGTAATCGGTGCCATCGAGCAAGGCGCTTCCAAGCTGGACGATTACCTTATCATTGCAACCAGTTCGGAAGGTACTGTGCGAAACGGTGCCGGCGACACAATCAAAATGGAGCTGATGAACATTCTCCAGGGTATCGGTCCTCCGCAAGAGCATGTCTCGATCTGGTGGTACAAGTTGGACTCAGTAGAGGAAGTGGCCTATCCAGATATGTGGCTCAAGGCCAATCCGAACCTTGATAAGACTGTTACTTATGACACTTATCAAATGGATGTTGACCGAGCTGAATCTGCGCCGGCCACTCGAAACGATATGCTGGCTAAGAGGTTCGGTCTGCCCATGGAGGGTTATACCTATTACTTCACTTATGAAGAGACGATCCCTCATCGCCGGAGACGGTTCTGGCAAATGCCTTGCTCTATGGGTGCCGATTTATCTCAAGGCGATGACTTCTGTTCCTTCACATTCCTATTTCCGCTTCGAGATGGTTCTTTTGGCGTTAAGAGCCGAAATTACATCACTTCACTAACTCTCAATAAATTGCCAGCGGCTATGCGGGCTAAATACGAGGAGTTTATGGATGAAGGCAGTTTGATCATTATGGAAGGAACGGTCCTAGACATGATGCAGGTCTACGATGATCTGGATGATCACATCGTCAACTGCGGGTATGATGTGCGCTGTTTCGGCTATGACCCCTACAATGCAAAAGAGTTTGTGGAGCGATGGACAGCCGAAAACGGTCCTTATGGCGTTGAAGTAGTTCGCCAGGGATCTAAGACAGAATCCGTTCCTCTGGGCGAATTGAAGAAATTAGCCGGTGAGCGAATGCTGCTCTTTGATGAGACACTGATTACATTTTCAATGGGGAACTGCATCACCATGGAAGACACCAATGGAAACCGTAAGCTTTTGAAGAAACGGTCCGATCAAAAGATCGATGCGGTGGCAGCTATGATGGATGCTTATGTTGCTTACAAGCATAATACCGACGCATTTGAGTAAACGCGGGCCATGATTTAGGCCTGTATTTTTATAACCAAATAGAGATTGGAGGTGACCGCGATTGTCAAATAGTTTACAGCATTATGGCATCCGAGGGATGAAATGGGGTGTGCGTAGATTTCAGCACAAGGATGGGGCACTGACTTCAGAAGGTCGAGACCGATATAACAATGATGTAACACATGGGCAGAAGAGAAATTCCACTTCTCGAAAAGTGGCGATTGGAACTGCGGCTGTAGCAGGAGTTGTTCTTACTGCTTATCTTATGAAGCACCACGGTCAGACGAAGATGACTGAGCTTACAGTTAAGGCCGAGCAAGGCAAAGCTGCTATGGAGAAACTTCAGACCACTTCTTCCATTCTCTCTACGCCTATCAGTCAGCTTCAGACTTCTGGGCCCGATCCGGGTAAAATCACTCAACAGTTATTCAAAACTGTTGAAGCAACCAAATCTGCGGTGGAGCCTCCTCCGGCGTATGACTTTGAGTCTTTGATGAAGCAAAACGATGAGCTTCTCAAAAAGATGTATGCCGATCTTTTGTCTTGATAGGGGTGATAGATTATGGAAGTAACATTTGGTTCCAGGCTGAAACATGCCTGGAACGCTTTTTTGGGCAATGAGTTTCGCAACTATCAGTATTCATTGGGACCCAGCTCTTCTTATCGGCCGGATCGTCCAATTTTTAGTCGTGGAAACGAACGGTCAATCATCACCTCGGTCTATAACCGAATCGCATTGGATGCCGCTTCGGTATCTATCCAACATGTGCGATTGGACGATGATGAACGATTTACGGAAGTCATTCATTCGGATCTGAACAACTGCCTCTCTCTGGAAGCCAATCTGGATCAGACGGGGCGGGCCTTTGTTCAGGATGTTGTCATGTCCATGTTGGATGAAGGTTGTGTCGCCATTGTCCCTACTGATACAGACATTGACCCGGAGACCGGATCTTACAAAATCGAGAAGTTAAGAGCCGGAAAGATTCTGGAATGGTACCCCAAGCATGTCAAAGTACGCTGCTACAACGAAGAGCGAGGAGAGAAGCAGGATATTATTCTGCCAAAGAATACGGTGGCCATTGTGGAAAACCCGTTCTTTGCAGTGATGAACGAACCTAACTCCACTATGCAGCGTCTGGTCCGGAAACTGAATATTCTGGACGCTATTGATGAGCAAAGTGGTTCTGGAAAACTCAACCTTATTATTCAGCTCCCCTATGTCATTAAGACGGAACAGAGGCGTCAACAGGCGGAAAAACGCCGTAAAGATATCGAAGAACAGTTGGCAGGCTCCAAGTATGGCGTCGCTTACACCGACGGCACGGAGCATGTAGTCCAGCTGAACCGGCCAATCGACAACAACCTGATGTCCCAGATCGAATACCTGACGAGTATGCTTTACAGCCAGTTAGGCATCACCCAGGGCATTTTGGATGGAACTGCCGATGACCGGACTAAGTTGAACTACGACAACCGGACTATCGAACCCATTCTATCTGCCATTGTTGACGAGATGAGGAGGAAGTTCCTCACCAAAACTGCTCGGTCACAGAAGCAGTCGATCCTATTTTTCCGAGACCCGTTCAGACTGGTGCCCATCAACGACATCGCCGAGATCGCTGACAAGATGACTCGAAACGAGATCATGACCTCTAATGAGATCCGACAGAAGATCGGCATGAAGCCGTCGAAGGACCCGAAGGCGGACGAGCTCAGAAACAGCAACCTTAGCGCCCCGAAAGGGGAAGGCGATAAGCCACCTATAACACCCGAAGGAGGAAAAGTTCAAAATGAACCCTAAGTATGACTTTAGTGGCTGGGCTACCCGAAACGATCTTGTCTGCGCTGATGGACGGACGATCGGCCATAACGCATTCGAGAATTGTGATGGGAAGACGGTTCCCCTGGTTTGGAACCACCAGCACAACGAACCCACCAACATTCTTGGCCACGCACTTCTGGAGAATCGCAAGGACGGCGTTTATGCCTATTGCACCTTCAATGAGACGGAGAGCGGTAAGGCAGCCAAGCTGTTGGTGCAGCACGGGGACATCGCATCCCTGTCTATCTATGCCAACGGACTGAAGCAGACACCCAACAAGGATGTTATGCACGGCATTATCCGTGAGGTCAGTCTCGTCGTCGCTGGCGCAAACCCTGGCGCTTTCATCGAATTTGTGGATATGGCTCATGGTGAAGGCGGAGAGCAGGAAGTGGTTCTGTCCGCCTACGAGCCTATCTCACTCTTCTCCCCTTCTGACAAGCCTCCGCTGGTTCATAAGGCCAAGGATGAGGATGAGCCGGATGACGGTAAGAAAGAGGAAAAACCCAAGAGTGAAAAGACCATCCAGGATGTGGTTGATGGTATGACCGAGGAGCAGCGGACTGTTCTGTATGCATTGATCGGCGCCACGATGGAAGGGCTTGACGCCAATGGGGATGACGACGATGAAGAAGACCCCGAAGACAAATCCAAAAACAACAAGGGAGGAAACAAGACCATGAAGCACAATGTGTTTGACAATGAGGATACTCGGGATGATGTCCTGAGCCATTCCGATCGAATGGACATCCTCGATCTGGCCAAGAGCAAGAGCGTGGGCAGCCTGCGCACCGCTATGCAGATCTATGCTGAGCAGAATGAGCTCCAGCATGGTATTGACAATATTGAGAGCCTGTTCCCTGATTTCAAGGATCTGCGTCCCGGCGCCCCTGAGCGTGTTACCCGCGACCAGGGCTGGGTCACTGTGGTTATGCAGAAGGTTCATAAGAGCCCCATTAGCCGTATCCGTACCCGTCAGATCGACGCCCGCAAGGATGATATCCGTGCTCACGGCTATCAGAAGAGCAAGCGCAAGATTGGCTCCGGCAACATGAGTGTTATCACTCGTACCACCGATCCTCAGACCGTTTACCGCACTGACGCCCTGTACCGCGACGATATCATCGATATCACCGATTTCGATGTGGTCGAGTACCAGTACGCCACCATGCGGGAGAATCTGAACGAGGAAGTTGCCACTGCAATCATGATTGGTGACGGCCGTGAGCCCGACGATGAGATGAAGATTTCTGAGGATCATGTTCGCTCTATTTGGAACGACAACGATCTTTACACCATTCACTATGATGTGGACATCGAGAAGGCCCGCACAGAGCTCCAGGGCAGCAAGACTGATATGAGCTTCGGCGAGAACTACATCTATGCTGAGGCAATCATTGCCGCCGCTCTGTATGCCCGCGAGAAGTATAAGGGCACTGGCACCCCCGACTTCTTCTGTACGCCGCATCTGGTCAATGTGATGCTGCTGGCCCGCGATATGAATGGCCGCCGTATCTATAACTCCAAGACCGATCTGGCCGCGGCTCTGAATGTGGGCAATCTCTACACTGCCGAGCAGTTTGAGGGTAAGGTCCGCATTGATGACGAGGCTCATAAGCATAAGCTGTTGGGCATCTTTGTCAACCTGGCTGACTATACCGTTGGCTCCACCAAGGGCGGTGAGATTACTCGGTTTGATCAGTTTGACATTGACTTCAACCAGCAGAAGTATCTCATTGAGACCCGTATCTCCGGTGCTCTGACTCGGGTGTATTCTGCTATTGCTCTGGAAGAGCCTGCTGATAACATCGGCGGTTAATCGGAGGAATTCAAAATGGCGAAATTTTATGGATCGGTAGGCTATGCTGAAACCGTTCAAACTGCTCCTGGCGTGTATGAAGAGCAAATTGTCGAGTATCCGTACTATGGCGATCTGCTTCGGAATACACGCCAGTTTCAGTCTGGGGAGACACTCAATGATGACATCGATGTCGCGAATGAGATCAGTATAGTCGCCGATCCGTTCGCCAGAGAAAACTTCCATAAGATGCGGTATGTGGTTTTCATGGGGGCAAAGTGGAAGATCTCTAAAGTTGAGGTGGGGTACCCCCGCCTGATTCTGACCATCGGAGGGCTGTATCATGAACAAACGCATTGAGTTACAGTCCATCCTCGAACGGATTCTCGGCACTGGAAATGTATATTTTCAGCCGCCGGAAAATCTGAAGATGGTATATGACTGCATTGTCTATGAGCGAAGTCAAATCACTGTCTTTCATGCTGATAATTCTCCGTATCAGATGCGGGACCGCTATCAGGTGACTGCCATTTACAAGAATCCGGATAGTGAACTTCCTCATCAACTTGCCATGCTTCCTTTGTGCACCCATGACCGGCATTTTACATCGGATAATTTACATCACGATGTGTTTACTTTGTACTATTAAAGGAGGAAATTCAAAATGAGTAGACTCGTATGGGATCAGGTTGGCGAGCGTTTCTATGAAACTGGCGTCGACCATGCTGTTCTCTATCCTATCAGCCCCAAGGGCCTTTACGATAAGGGCGTAGTTTGGAATGGTATTACTGCCATCACTGAGAGCCCTTCCGGAGCTGAGCCCAACAACCTGTATGCTGACAATATGAAGTATCTGGTTCTGGTTGGCGCCGAAGATCTCGGCCTCACCATCGAAGCTTATACTTACCCCTATGAGTGGGAAGAGTGTGACGGCTCCGTTGAGATCGCCCCCGGCGTGATCGCTGGTCAGCAGAGCCGGAAGGTCTTTGGTCTGAGCTATCGTACCAAGCTTGGTAACGATGTGGATGGTCAGGATCATGGCTATAAGCTGCACCTGATTTACGGCGGTCTGGCCTCCCCCTCTGAGCGTGCTTACCAGACCGTTAATGACTCTCCCGAACCCATCAATCCCAGCTGGGAGATTACCACCACTCCTGTGGCTATTCCCGGCTTTAAGCCTGCGGCTCGCCTGATCATTACCTCCACCAAGGTTGATCCCGCCAAGCTGAAGGCTCTGGAAGACATCCTGTATGGTAGCGATGATACCGAGCCTCGTCTGCCTCTTCCCGATGAAGTCATCAAGCTGCTTCAGGATACTGTATCCGTAACTACTTCTGCTGAGAATGCCGGCACTACTCTGCTGGGTAAGAAGGTGTCCGATCTTCAGAGCAACATTGTTGTGAAGGAGAACGGTATTACTGGTAATCTGAAGAAAGTTACCGGTTATACCGGCTTCAGCAGCAATCCTGCCGAGCAGGAAGGGCATTATCTGGCACTGAAGTTTGATGTGACCCCTGCCGACGCGGTCACCACTGTTGAACTGGTGGGTGGCACCAAGGGCGCTGTGACTCTGGATAAGGACAAGAACATTGTTCTGCTTGTTAAGAGCAACAGCCAGAGTGTCAAGGTGGTTTCTACCAAGGGCGGCAACACCGTCACCAAGACCTACAATCTGACCGGTCTGACTCTGGATTCCTAAACGATGAATTCCAGAGATAAGTATTCTTAACAATCGAACCGCAAAGGCGGAGCTCTCTTCACCGAGGGCTCCGCTTTCTTTTATTTTTGAAAGGAGAAAAATCGCAATGCTGAAACTGACAAGGACTTTTACCGACTATAACGGTGCATCCCGCACCGAGGATTTTTACTTCAATCTGACTCAGGCCGAGGTGACTGAGATGGAGCTGTCCGTGGATGGCGGTCTGGTTGAGATGATCAACAGGATCACCGCCGCTCAGGATGGTAAGCAGATCATTGCTCTGTTTAAGGATATTATCCTGCGTGCCTATGGTCAGAAGTCTCCCGATGGCCGCCGGTTCGTTAAGAACCAGGAACTGAGAGATGAGTTTGCTCAGACAGAGGCCTATAGCGATCTGTTCATGGAATTGGCGACCGATGCGAAGGCTGCCGCTGATTTCCTCAACGGCATTATTCCTCAGGTTAAGAAGGAGAATACTTCTTCCAATCCGGCGCCTATGGCAGTTCGCTAAGGATAGAAAGGGAGACTGGGGATGCTGGAAATTGTGATACCTGGAGTGGAGCAGTATGACGAGATAAACAATCGTTTCATCACCACTAAGGCGCAGTCCCTTCGACTGGAACATTCTCTGGTCTCCCTTTCAAAATGGGAGGCAAAGTGGCGTAAGCCATACCTGTCCAAAAAGCCGAAGACGACTGAGGAGCAGATTGACTATATTCGGTGTATGACACTGACCCAAAATGTCGACCCGAATGTTTATACCGCAATTCCGCCTAGGATTTTGGAACAGGTAAAAGACTATATCGATGCTCCGATGACTGCCACAACATTTCGTAGTCAAAGAGGTGGACGCTCCAGCAATGAGATTGTAACCGCAGAGGTTATCTACTACTGGATGATCCGTAATCAGATTCCGTTTGAGTGCCAGAAATGGCATTTGAACCGATTGATGACATTGATTCGCGTATGTGATCTGAAAAGCGGACCGCAAAAGAAAATGAGCCAAAATGAAATCTTTGCACAAAATCGCGCTTTGAATGCGGCTCGAAAAAAGAAAACCCATTCGAGAGGATGATCAGTATGTCGGAAGTGTTTATTTGGAACTTCTTGAAGAAGAAAGGCCTCTCGGACTGGGGGACTGCCGGTCTGATGGGTAATCTCTATGCTGAGAGCGGTTTGAAACCAACAAATCTTCAAAATACCTATGAAAAGAAACTTGGACTATCTGATGAGGATTATACCGCACAGGTAGACTCCGGAATCTATCACGACTTTGTCCATGACTGCGCTGGTTATGGGCTTGCACAGTGGACATTTTGGAGTAGAAAGCAAAATCTACTTGCTTTTGCCCGAAATAAGGGAACAAGTATTGGTGATCTGGAAATGCAGATGAACTTTTTATGGAAGGAATTGACTACAGGGTATCCTGCCTTGGTCGAAGTTTTGATGTCTGCCACAACGGTTCAGGCGGCTTCCGATGCTGTTCTAACTCAGTTTGAGCGGCCGGCTGACCAGAGCAAGCGGGCTAAAGCCAAACGGGCTTCTTATGGGCAAAAGTATTACGACCAATATGCAGGAAAGGGTGAAACTATGCCTTCTACAAATATTGTGCCGGCAGTGAAGCGATTGCTGGAGACAGCCCGAGCAGAGATTGGTTATGTCGAAAAAGAAACCAACGCCCAGCTCGATAACAAAACGGCAAATGCGGGTGATAACAACTGGAATAAATATGCCCGCGATTTGGATGCTATTGGTATCGTCTATAACGGGCGTAAAAATGGTTATGCCTGGTGTGACATTTTTACAGACTGGTGTTTTATTCGCACATTTGGTCTGGAACGAGGCATGTCCCTGCTCTGCCAAGTAAAATCTGGTCTTGGAGCGGGATGCACTTATTCAGCCAACTATTATAAACAGAAGGGACAGTTCCATACCAGAAATCCTCAGCCTGGCGATCAGATTTTCTTTACCAAGGATGGCGGGAAGACTATGTATCATACCGGTATTGTGGAGAAGGTTTCTGGCGGACGGGTTTATACCATTGAGGGGAATACCAGTTCTCAGCCCGGTGTGGTACCAAACGGAGGCTGCGTCAGGGATAAGAATTATCCGCTGAACGCCAGTTACATTGGCGGATATGGCCGTCCGGACTTTTCTATCGTACAGGAGGACGATGACATGGATCAGAAGAAATTCGACGAGATGTTCGCTGTTGCTATGACGAACTATCTTAAGAGTCAACAGACAAACAAGTGTGGTGATTGGTCCGAGGATGCGCGAAATTGGACCCAAAGTACCGGCCTGTTTGTGGGGAATGGCACCACTGTCAACGGTGAGCCAAACATGATGTGGCCCTCCGGGCTTACCAGAGAGCAGGCGGCTCAGCTCTTCTATCGCTTTGCGCAGATGGTGGGGCTTGCGTGATGAAAAGCAAAAAATCCAAGTCCGGAGGTAAAACCGGCAGGAAGCCCGACCTTTCTCAATTTTCAAAATGGATGATCGCCGATATCCGTCCACTGTTGTGGATTGTGACCATCGGCGGTTTTTTATTGGCATTTTACTGCGTTCACGAGGGGTACACTGGCGCACTTCCTTGGATCGGTGCCATGGTTGGCCTCCCTTGGACTGCTCATGGTGTAATGTGCAGCTTTTATCTGAACTTGTGCAAGTCAGATCATCGTGAAGGCGGTATTACATTTGAAACAGCGAGGGCTTCCAATTTTAATGTGAATATTTCACAGCAGCCGATTGGCTCGGTAGAGAGCCCGGCAATTTAAGGAGGGCGCGTTATGAACACAGAAATCATTTCAACACTGCTGATGATCGTTGGCGGCATTACGGTGCTGACGAACATTATCGTTCAGGTGGTTAAGAACATCACTTGGGATAAGATCCCCACCAATCTGGTGGCGTTGATCGTTGCGGAGGCGCTGACGATTGCTTCCGGAGGGGCCTATGCCTCGATTCATGCGATCACTATTACCTGGTACATGGTGGTAGCAGCCATCGTGGTCGGTTTGATGTCCGCCTACGCTGCAATGTTTGGATTCGACAAGTTTAAGGAAGTCATCCAGGAGTTGCATAAGAAATCTAACTGATGGGAGGAGTCGACAGTGATTCGTTTCAGACATAAGGGCGATTTTTCCAAGCTGACACGATTTCTGGAAAGAGCAAAGGAAGTGGTTCATCTCGGAGACTTGGACAAGTTTGGTCGAGAAGGGGTAGCCGCCCTCGCATCTGCAACGCCTGTCGACTCGGGCGAAACAGCGTCGTCCTGGTATTACCAGATTGAAAACAAGAATGGGGTCGTAAAGATCTCATTCCATAACTCAAATATTCAAAATGGAGTTCCCATTGCCATCATTCTGCAATATGGACATGGCACAGGGACTGGCGGCTGGGTCCAAGGGAGAGATTACATCAACCCCGCGATCCAGCCTATTTTTGACCAAATCGCAAATTATGCATGGAAGGAGGTCACGAGGTCATGAGCAAGACTATTGATGAACGGATCGTTGAAATGCGATTTGACAACCGCCAGTTTGAACAGAATGTGCAAACCAGCTTGTCCACTTTGGATCGCTTGAAGCGGGGTCTGGATCTGGATGGTGCCACAAAGGGGCTGGAAGGTCTGGGTGCCGCCGCTAAGAAATGCGATATGTCCGTTCTCGGAAATTCGGTCGAAACAGTTCGCGCCAAGTTTTCCGCCATGGAAGTCGTGGCCATGACGACCCTTTCCAATATCACCAATTCCGCGGTGAATATGGGTAAGAAGATGGTGTCCGCCCTTACCATCGACCCCATCAAAACCGGTTTTCAGGAATATGAAACCCAGATCGGTGCGGTGCAGACCATTCTGGCCAATACATCCCACGAGGGAACAAATCTGCAACAGGTAAATCGTGCTCTGGATGAGTTGAATACTTATGCGGATAAGACCATCTACAACTTCACCGAAATGACGCGGAACATCGGCACCTTCACTGCGGCCGGTGTAAACCTTCGGACCTCTGTAGACTCTATCAAGGGTATTGCCAACCTGGCTGCCATTTCCGGCTCCACCTCTCAGCAGGCGTCTACGGCAATGTATCAGCTTTCTCAGGCGCTTGCCGCCGGTAAGGTTTCTTTGATGGACTGGAATTCGGTAGTCAATGCCGGTATGGGTGGTAAAGTGTTTCAGGATGCTCTGGTTCGTACTTCTGAACTGTTGGGCACTGGAGCACAGAACGCCATCAATATGTATGGCTCGTTCCGAGAGTCTCTTACCAAGGGCGAATGGCTGACGACTGAAGTTCTGACTGAAACGCTGAAACAGTTTGCTGGGGCATACAGCGAGGCGGACCTGATTCAGCAAGGCTTTTCAGAGAAACAGGCTCGTGAAATTGCTCAGATGGCCAAAACAGCCGAAGAAGCTGCTACTAAGGTCAAGACCTTTACTCAGTTATGGGACACTTTGAAAGAAAGTGCCCAGTCTGGGTGGACTGCCACATGGGAGATCTTGGTTGGTGACTTTGAAGAATCAAAAGAGTTGCTGACTGAGATATCCGATACTGTTGGTGGTCTTATCAGCGAGATGTCGAACGCCCGAAACGAACTGCTTTCTGGTGGACTTAGTTCCGGATGGAAGCAGCTGCTTAATCAGGGCATTGCAGATGAGGCCGGCTTTATTGAGGAGATTCGGAAAGAGGCTCAGAAAAGCGGAGATGCTTTTGAGAAGCTGGCTACTGAGTCAGAGTCCTTTACGGATGCTTTGAAGAAGGGACTGTCGGAAGGTGTCATTTCCTCCGACACTTTGACCAATTCTGTTCATAATCTGCGGGATAAAATGACCGCAATGTCCCAGGAAGAGCTTAAGGCAGCGGGTTACACCTCGGAGATGGTCAAGCAGATCAAAGAGTTGGATGACGGACTTCAAAATGGTTCAGTCTCTATGGACGAGTTCGTAGAAAAGATCCTCCGCCCATCGGGTCGTGAGAATCTGATCCAGTCTTTGTGGAATGCGGCTAAGGGGTTGATGAGCGTCATCGCCCCGATCAAGGATGCTTTCCGGGAAATTTTCCCGCCAGCTACTGCTGATCAGCTCTATTCTCTGACAGAGACACTGCGAAAGTTTTCTGAGCGGTTGACCTTATCGGAGGCGGCTACTGATAAACTTAAGCGCACTTTCAAAGGTTCGTTTGCAATGCTCAGTCTGCTCCGTCAGGGGTTTACAGCTATACTGAAAGCTCTTAGCCCATTGGTTGGCGGTGCCACTTCATTGGCCGACGCGATTCTTTCGGTAACTGCTACAATCGGTGATTTCTGGGTGGGTCTACACAAAGCTGCTGAAGAAGGTCAAGTATTTCAGCATATTTCAGAAGACATCGCTACCGTACTCGGTTTTGTATCTTCTGCTATTCAGGGGTTCTTCGGTCTTTTGTCGAAGACTTTCTCTTTCCCCGGGTTAGAAGGATTTCAGAAGATCCTCCAAAATATTCAGACACGCATTGGGCAAGTGATCGACGCTGTTACCGGTTTAGGCTCTGGTACACGAAAGGCCGCAGGTGAAATGGACTCCGCCATGGAGGGTAGCAAATTCCTCCAGATGCTCCAGGCGATATTTAACGGTGCAAAAACACTTGTTACGGGCATTCTCGATGTCTTTGGAGGTCTGGCCAGCGGTATTGTTGAAGCGCTGAGCGGAGCTGATTTCAGCGGTGCATTGGACCTACTCAATAGCATTTCTCTTGGCGGCATTGCTTTCGGCATCACCAAGTTCATGACCTCTTTGACCAAAGCGTTCGATGATGTTGGCGGGTTATTGGACAATGTCAAAAACATTCTTGACGGAGTCCGAGGTTGCTTCGAGGCCTATCAAAGCCAGTTGAAAGCAGATGCATTGCTGAAAATCGCCAGTGCCATTGCTATTTTGGCAGGATCTATCCTGATTATCGCCACAATCGACAGCAATAAGTTGACCGCATCTTTAGGCGCTATCTCAGTCCTGTTTGCAGAATTGATGATCGCCATGGGAGCATTCACCAAGATCAGCGGCCAAATCAAAGGTGTGATCAAAGGAACGACCGCCATGCTGGGTCTTTCCACCTCTATGCTGATTCTGGCCGGCGCCCTTAAAATGATCGCGACATTAGATCCCGAACAGATGGCCACGGGACTTATCGGCATTGCGGGGTTGATGACTGCAATGGTGGTGGCTGTAAGTGCACTGGGCAATGGCGGCGCGAAAGTCGTCAAGGGTGCAACTCAGATGGTGATTTTCGCCGGTGCAATCAAAATACTGGCTTCAGCCTGTACCGACTTGGCACAGCTTGACTTTGCGGGTTTGACAAAGGGTCTTATCGGTGTCGGTGCCCTATTAGCTGAGGTTTCGCTGTTTATGAACACGGCGAAGTTCAGCGGTAGAGCAATTTCTACAGCTACAGGAATGCTTGTTCTTGCAGGGGCAATGAAGATATTCGCTTCTGCCTGTGAAGATTTTGGACAAATGAATGTGGGCGAGTTGGTCAAGGGACTGGGTTCTATTGGTGTTCTGCTCCTTGAAATCACCGCATTCACCAAGTTGGCTGGAAATGCCAAGGGACTCGCTGCTACTGGTTTCGCTCTCATTGAGATCGGCGCAGCCATGAAGATATTCGCTTCTGCTATGGCTGACTTTGGCAGTATGTCTTTGGCCGGAATCGAAAAAGGGTTGCTTGCAATGGGCGGTGCTTTGGCGGAAGTTGCTATCGCAATGAAAGTAATGCCGAAGAACCTGATCGCAACTGGAACTGGGCTTATCACTGTTGGAGCCGCGCTTAATGTTCTGGCGAACGCTCTTAGTAAGATGGGCGGAATGAGTTGGGAGTCCGTTGCAAAGAGTCTTGTTGCAATGGGCGGCGCTTTAGCGGAACTGGCAATCGGACTGAACTTCATGAACGGGACTTTAGCCGGATCTGCCGCAATGCTTGTTGCCGCAGGAGCCTTGGCTGTTTTAACTCCCGTGCTCTTTACGCTGGGTAGTATGAGTTGGGCCTCCATTGCCAAAGGTTTGATTGCTGTTGGCGGCGCCTTTGGGGTGATCGGCACGGCAGGCGCGCTTTTGACGCCATTACTTCCCACTATTCTCGGATTGGGCGGTGCCTTTGCTTTAATTAGCGTTGGTATTGCCGGTCTTGGAGCAGGACTTCTTCTTGTTGGCGGCGGGTTGTCCGCCATCGCAGTAGGTATTACAGCCCTCGCTACTTCTTTAGGCGCTGGTGTCGCTGTTATTGTGGCGGGGCAGTGGTTGCGTTTGCACAGGTTATTACAAATGGAGCCCCTGCTATTGGCGAGGCTGTTAAAGCTCTGGTGCTTACCATGGTCGATGTTCTGGTAGAGTGTGTACCAGCTATTGCCGATGGAGCAATGGAATTGATCGCCGGAGTGTTGGCCGCTTTGGCCACCTATACTCCTCAAATTGTGGATTCTTTGATGGGATTCCTGATTGGATTGATTGACGGCATTGCAAGAAATATGCCGGAACTGATCCAGGCGGCGGTTAATTTGCTGATGTCGTTCTTTACCGGAATTACTTCTGCACTTGCAAGCATTGATACAGATTCGCTGTTAAAGGGGATCGCCGGCATTGGTCTGCTGAGCGGTATTATGGTTGCACTTGGTGCCCTTGCAGGGTTGATCCCAGGGGCAATGGTCGGTGTTCTCGGTCTTGGTGTGGTCATGACAGAGTTGGCTCTGGTACTGGCCGCAGTGGGCGGTCTTGCCCAGATTCCCGGGCTGGATTGGCTTATCAACGAAGGCGGCCAGCTGCTACAGTCTGTTGGCAGAGCCATTGGCGGTTTTGTCGGCGGTATTGTTGGCGGATTTATGGGTGGCGTTTCCAGCGCGTTTCCTCAAATTGGAGCGGACTTGGCGCAGTTTATGGCCAATGTACAGCCCTTTATAGATGGCGCCCGTGGGATCGATTCTTCTCTTCTTGATGGCGTCAAGGCTTTGGCTGGCGCTATCCTAATTATTACCGGAGTGGATCTTCTGGAAAGTCTGACTTCCTGGCTTACCGGCGGATCTTCCTTGGAGGCTTTTGCTGAGGAGCTTGTTCCATTCGGCGAGGCCATGATGAAATTTTCCAACACCATTTCTGGTTTGGACGGAAATCTGGTCAGCACCGCAGCTATTGCTGGGAAAACACTGGCCGAGATGGCTGCCACTCTGCCCAATAGTGGTGGCGTAGCAGGGTTCTTTGCCGGAGACAACGATATGGGCGTGTTCGGTGAGCAACTCGTTGGCTTTGGCGAAAGTATGATGGGATTCTCCAAAAGTATCAGAGGTCTTGATGCTGATGCAGTGTCTAATGCCGCTACGGCCGGAAAGGCTTTGGCCGAGATGGCGGCTACTTTGCCGAATAGTGGTGGAGCAGTTGATTTCTTTACCGGAGAGAACGACCTGGACACCTTTGGAGAAAACCTTGTCCCCTTTGGGGAAGCCATCAAATCCTATTCCGACGCGGTCAAGGGTTTGGATGTGGATGCGGTGACCAATTCCGCTATCGCAGGTAAGGCTATGACTGAGCTTGCTTCCACACTTCCAAATGTAGGTGGTGTTGTGGATTTCTTTGCCGGAGGTAATGATCTCTCTACATTTGGCGCCCAGCTTCTGAGTTTCGGATTGTCTATGCGAGCGTACTCCACGGCAGTTAAAGGAATAGATGCCGATGCGGTAAACAGTTCGGCTATTGCGGGAAAGACACTTGCTGAACTTTCCAACACATTGCCCAATACAGGTGGTTTGGTAGCATTCTTTACCGGGGACAACGATCTGGAATCTTTTGGAGACCAGTTAGTTCCGTTCGGTGAAGCGATGAAAGCTTACTCCGATAGTGTGGCCGGTTTGGAGTCCGAAGCGGTCATGGCATCTGCCACTGCGGCAAAGGCTCTTGCCGAACTTCAAAATACCCTGCCAAACATCGGCGGTGTTGTGGACTTCTTCACTGGAGGAAACGATCTTGAGACTTTCGCCAACGGTCTTACACCTTTTGGCGAGGGGATGAAGGCCTATTCCGATGCGGTGAGCGGCATGAACCCGGAAGCTGTTATTGCTTCGGCAACCGCAGCTCAGGCACTATCAGAACTGCAAGCGACTCTGCCCAATATGGGTGGAGTTCTTGATTTCTTTACTGGAGGAAATGACCTTAGTGCATTTGCCAATGGTATTATTCCCTTCGGTCAGGCTATGAAGTCCTATGGAGAAGCGGTTGCTGATATTCGCCCCGAGGCGGTCGAGGCTTCTGCTACAGCAGCTATGGCTTTGGCACGTCTTCAGTCGGTGCTACCCAATGTCGGTGGTATTGCATCATTCTTTACAGGCGGTACCGATCTTGGCGCATTTTCCGAGGGTATTATCCCCTTCGGCGACGCTATGCTGAAGTATAGTAATGCTGTGGCCGGTGTAAATCCTGGAGCAGTAGAAGCATCTGCTATAGCTGCTCAGTCTCTTGTGCAACTTCAGACTTCCCTCCCCAATGTAGGCGGGGTTGTGACATTCTTCACTGGAGGAAACGACCTGGCTCTATTTGCGGCGGGCATCATCCCCTTTGGGCAGGCCATGTCGCAGTACAGCAATGCTGTTGCGGGGATCAATCCGGAAGCGGTGACGGCATCTGCTGTGGCGGCTCAGTCCCTTGTCCAACTTCAAAATGCTCTCCCGAATGTGGTAGGGGTTATGACATTCTTCACTGGGGGAAGCGACCTTGCCACATTTGCGGCAAATATTGCCCCCTTCGGTGATGCTATGCTGAATTACAGCAATGCTATAGCCGGTGTAAATCCGGAGGCAGTTACTGCATCGGCTTCCGCTGGACAGGCTCTTGTGGAGCTGTCCAAGACACTTCCAAGTACAAATGGTCTTTTGACATTCCTTACCGGTGGAACAGACCTAAGTGCATTTGGGAACGACCTTACGATATTTGGAGAAGACTTGTCTGCATATGCAAGCGCTATTGCAAATGTGCAGCCTGAAGCAGTAGCGGCCTCGGCCAATGCTGCACAAGCACTGTCCAATCTGGCAACGGGATTACCGGACAGCAGCCTCTTTGACAAATGGTTTGGTGGAGACCAGACCTTGGCGTCATTCGGAAATGAGATTTCCAAGTTTGGAGCATCCATGCAGGACTATTACAATGAGATCTCCGGTATTGATATCGGTCAAATGTCCAGTGTGGTAGCTCAAGTTTGGGATCTTTTGGCTTTGGCAGAGGGCGTGAACGGCCTTAATACTTCTGGTCTGACTAACTTTGCTAACAGCATGAAGAAAATGGGTGATGCTGGCGTCAGCGGATTTGCCGATGCTTTCCGGAACTGTGGCGACACGATCAACGGCGCCGTGAACAGTATGCTGTCTACGGTCAGTGTTTCCATCACGGCGAATGTTTCTACAGTCAATTCTGCTATGGGCACTCTGGTAGATGCCATGGCAGAAATCGTAGATGGCAAAGTGATTGTCATTCAAAGAGCGATGGGAGATATGATGACGGACATGTGTTCCACCATCACATCTTCTTCCGGAGCATTTCGGACCGCCATGGGGACAGCACTTAATGGTTCCCTCAGTGAGATCAACCGCATGAAGGCGGATTTCACTATGGCCGGTCAGAATGTTGGACAGGGCTTTGTCATCGGTATCCGGTCCAAGTTGAGCAGTGCATCTTCTGCGGGCCGAAGTCTGGGTCTGGCCGCATTGAATGCGGCAAAGAGGGCTCTGGACAGCCATTCACCTTCCAGAGAGTTTATTCACTTAGGTGAGAACATGGGCGAGGGTTTGGCAATCGGCGCAAAGAACAGCATTGTTCCCGCTACTCAGGCCACATCTAAAATGATCGGTGAGGTCATTAAAGTCAGTTCCAAGGGCGTGAAGGCCTTTGAGGACTGGGCCAGCGAGAAGAAGTATTATGGCGAGCTGAGTCTGATGGATGAGCTTGCCGGGTGGGAGAACCTGCAAAAGAAGTATCGGGCAGGCAGTGAAGAGCGAATCAAGATCGACCGAGAGGTCTATCGGATTCAAAATGAGCTGGTGTCGTCCACCTATCAGGCTTCTCTTAACTGGATCGAAGAGGAGAAGTATTACAAGCGTTTGAGCACTGAGGAAGAGCTTGCCGCTTATGAGCGGATGCAAAAGCGCTATCTGGCAGGAAGCGAAGAACGCAAGAAAATCGACCGTGAGATATTTAGTCTGCGAAATCAGTTGATGGAAGAGTCCTATCAGAAGTCCATGAATTGGATTGAGGAAGAAAAATATTACGGTCGAATGAGCCTGGCCGATGAGCTTGCGGCCTATAAGCGAGTGCAGAGTCGGTACGCGGCTGGCACTGAAGAGCGCAAGAAGATGGATCGTGAGGTCTATCGGCTGGAGAAAGAGATCTATGAAGCCCAGAAGCAATATATTGCCGATGTGGAAAGCGTACAGCAGTCCGCCAATCAACGACGGATGCAGCTTGAACAGGAGTACGCCGACAAGGTGCGCTCGATCAATGCGCAGCTGGAACGGGATATTCAGTCGCTGAATGACCAGTATCAGAATGCAGTGGAGTCCCGAACCAAGAGCCTTTATCAGTCTTACGGCCTCTTTGATGAGGTGACGAAGAAGGAAGAGGTCAGCAGTGAAACATTGATGCAAAATTTGGAAGGCCAGGTTCAGGAATTTGGCGAATGGCAAGATATTCTTGGCCAGCTTTCCGGAAGAGGCGTCAGTGCAGAACTGATTGATGAGCTTCAGGAGATGGGACCGTCGGCAATCGCAGAGATCAAAGCCCTCAATTCGATGAGCGACGACGAGCTGGAGAAGTATGTCTCCCTTTGGTCTATCAAACACGCTCAAGCCAGAGACCAGGCCACTTCTGAGCTTGAAGGTCTTCGCATTGAGACGCAGAAAAACATTGCGCAGCTTCGTGATGACGCCGCTGTTGAATTAGAGGCATATCGCGAAACTTGGCAGGCGGAAATGGCCCAGTTGGAAGCGGATACCAGCAGTCAGCTTGAGGCTCTCCGCAAGGAATTTTCTGAGAAAGTCGGTCTTATCAAGAAAGACACCGAAGGCCAAATGGCCGAGATGACAGAGGTCGCTAAGAAAATTCTGGCCGAAGCAGGATGGACAGAGACTGGACAGCAGATCCCAGCAGGGCTTGCCGAAGGCGTGGCTCAAAGTAAATCCACTTTCATCAATGAATTGACCAGTATGGCGCTGTCTGGCGTGAAAGCGGTAAAGAGTGCACTGGCAATCAATTCTCCTTCCCGGGTATTCCGCGAGCTTGGTAACTTCACCGGTTTGGGCTTTGTAAAGGGCATCTCTGATTACGCTCAGAAATCCTATGCTGCCGGAGCTGGTATTGCCGATTATGCAACGGATGGACTTTCCAATGCCATGTCCACTGTGACCGAGCTACTCAATGGGGATGTGGAAGCACAGCCTACGATCCGGCCGGTGCTTGATCTTACCGACCTTTCCAGAGGAGCAGATCAGATTGACAGCCTGTTCTATCCTCGGAGATCTATTGGTCTTGTAAGTCAGGCAAGTCTGGCTTTTCAGGAGTCAGGCCGAAATAACGGAATGACAATCAATGTAGACAATGGCGATATTGTGGAAGAGTTGCGTTCTCTGCGAGAGGATATGGCCGACATGATGGATCGGATGAAGCGAATGCAGGTGGTTATGGATACTGGCAGGCTGGTCGGTGAATTGGCCGAACCTATGGACAACGCCCTCGGACAGAGGGTTACACGAAAAGGAAGGGGGAACTAAGCTTTGTACCATTCGGTTACCTTTGGGGATAAAAATACCTGGGACGATTGGCGGCTTGTTCCCGCCTCCCGGCCAGTTTTCAATCCCCCAGCTCAGAAAGTGAAGACACTGGCGATCCCCGGTGGGGATGGGGTGATCGACTTATCCCAATCTCTCACCGGGTACCCGGTGTATCAGAACCGGACCGGCTCGATTGAATTCATTGTGATGAATGACTTCAAGCCCTGGCACATGGCCTATTCCGATATTATGGACTTTCTGCATGGGCAGAAACTTCGCGCTGTGCTGGAGGACGACCCTGAGTATTTCTACGAGGGGCGGTTCACGGTAAATGCCTGGAAATCAGAAAAAGACTGGTCTCGTATTGTCATTGACTATGATGTGGGTCCCTACAAGTGGTCGCTTCTTTCTTCAACAGACGACTGGCTGTGGGACCCCTTCAATTTTCAAAATGGTGTGATTCGGCCTGTTTTGTTTCGGAATATCGCTGTAACCACAGTAAAAAAGATGCTCAAGCTGGACGCTGCACTTTTTGGTAGGGCTCCGGTTTGTCCTCAGTTCTTTGTGAGCAGTTCGGATAAACGCGGTGTGCGCATTCGATTTGTCAATCCTACGCTTGGATTGGATGAGACAAAACTGCTTACTGACGGGACAATTCAATTCCCCGAATTTGTGTTCTTTGGCGATCATGGCGCAACATTAGAGCTGTGGTGTGATACAGGGACTGGTACAGTTTCTGTAGATTTCAGAGTGGGGAGGTTGTAACCAATGTATAGCATTTATGCGGACGGTGTATGCATCTATAACGATGTATTTTCACTGGATAACATGAAGGTTATAGACCCAAAACTGATACTGGAAGACAGCGCTGCCGGCTCTTTGGAAATGACGCTCCCCCATACTAATGTTGTTTACAACACTCTTGTTCGTATGACTACAGATATTTCAGTCAGAAAAAACGGAGAAGAGATTTGGGCGGGGCGAGCGCTTTCGGAGAATAAGGATTTCTGGAACAATCGGGTTATTTACTGCGAGGGTGAACTAGCATTCTTTAATGACAGCGTTCAGCCTCCAGCCGAGTATTCCGGAAAATCCATTCGTGAGTATCTGGAAAAGTTGGTCGAGGTTCACAATTCACAGGTTGGCGCCAATCGTCAGTTCGCCATCGGGGCGGTAACGGTAGTGGATGAAAATTTCCCTACTTACTACACCAACTATGAGAAGACAATGAAGCAGCTCAACGCCTTGGTGGAGACTTATGGCGGTCATCTTCGGATCAGAAAAGTGGATGGTATCCGGTATCTGGATTATCTGAAAGAGTACCCTGATACTTGCAGTCAAGTCATCCAATTTGGTTCCAATCTGATTGACTTCACCCGTAACTGGGATTCCACGGAGTATGTCACGGCCATTGTTCCATTGGGCAACCGTCTGGATAAAAGCCCTATCGAAGCGCTGGATGCCTATTTGACGGTGGAAAGTGCGAACAATGGAAGCCTTTATGTTCAGTCGGACGAGGCTGTTAAGAACTATGGATGGATCGTGAAAACGGTTACCTGGGACGATGTGAGCGACCCAGCGGTTCTACTGGAGAAGGCCAAGGAGTATCTGGCCGATCTTCAGTTTGACAATCTGGAACTGGAACTAAGCGCTTTAGATTTGCACTATTTGGATGTAAACACCGAGGCTGTCAAACTTCTGGATGAGATTCGGGTCATTTCCCGCCCCCACGGTTTGGACCGAATGTTTCCCGTTACTAAACTGGAGATCCCTCTGGATAAACCGGAGAACACCCAGTTCAAAATGGGAGACTCTGTGCAGGTCAGTCTCACCAGCGTCAACAATCAGACCAATGATGAAGTGCTCAATAAGATTGAAAAGCTTCCCAAGGCGCACGCAATTCTTGAAAAAGCTAAGGAAAACGCCACGGAAATCATGAACATGGCTACCACGGGTTATATCACGATCACACGGGATGAGCATGGCTCAGACACGCTTTATATTTCCAATGTCAGAGACTACACCAAGGCCGACAAGCTTTGGAAATGGAATATGAATGGTCTGGGTTACTCCAATGATGGTGGAAAAACTTATGGCTTGGCCATCACTATGGACGGATCTATCGTAGCCGATTACATCACGACTGGTGTCCTGAACGCGAATGTGATTCGTGCCGGCGTTCTGAAAGACTATGACGGAAATTTCAGTCTGGACTTTGAAAGTGGAAAGCTGACCATGAAGAAGGGGTCTATCAATATAGGCGGTAACTTCATCGTGGATGAACAGGGAAACCTGACTGCCCGAAGAGGTACATTTGCCGGGACACTGGCTGGCGCTAAGGGAACTTTTGGTGGTACGGTTCAGGCTGAAGACTTCCTGGACAAGTACGGCAACAGTATGCTGGATATGGCCAAGGAGAAGTTCACCGCCGGATATTTGGATCTGTACGGATTAACCGTGACCAATAAGAACACCGGAGCAGTAACATTTGCGGTCGGTCCCACTGGACATATTTCCATCAATGGCCAAATCACGATGGGAGCTGGGAGTACGATCAACTGGGCCAATATCAGCAATACCAATCTTTCCAGTAATCCGGCGTATCAAAAAGCAGTTGACGCCTACAATATGGCCGACGAGGCCTATACGGAGGCAGAAGCAGCGTATGACCGAGCGAATCGGGCCTATAAATTGGCTAATTCGATTGAGATTCCCGCTTACATCAAATCGACATATATTGATTCAACAACAATCCGAGCTCCTGTCATTGAGGGCGGAGAGTTCTATGGAAGTGAATTCAATATTATTGCCGGTGAAGATTTTGGTAGCTTTAATTTGTATGGGCCTTATGACAACAATCGATTCCATATGTTTCGTATCGAATACTATGATGCTGGAGTTTGGGGGCCGTATATCTACATCAATAGTCCGTGTGGGGGAACAATTTGCTTTGATGGAAATGTAGAGTTTACTGGCAGAGTTGAATTTTCTTCCGCAGATATTGAAGGACTTCCAACTGGAGGAAAATAACATGAAGAAGACACTGAAAAATTCCAGTGTGGCTGAGATGCTTCAACAGCTCAGGCCGCTTTTGTCTCATCGGGATAAGATCGGTTATGTGGCCGCACGGAACTTCCGCATCCTGTCCAACTCTTTGACGGAATATGAGACTATTCGCCGTAGCCTGATCGAGAAGTATGGCACGGAGGAGACGGACCCGAAGACGGGCCAGCCTGTCATCAGCATCAAAATGGATTCGCCGAACTTTAAGCAGTTTTGTGACGAATTAGCTCCATTCAACGAGATGGAACACGAAATCGAGCTTATGGTGGCGAAGTACCATGATGCGATCGGCTGTCTTACTGGAGAGGAGATCCTGAGTATTGATTGGATGTTGGAAGATTAGAAAGGGGTGAGTTGACTTGGCTGATATCAGCAGTTTTCTAAAGAAAATTAAGGAAGCAATTTATGGCGAAGAGGTGCGTGGTTCCATTCACGACGCCCTGGCTGCCATGAATGAAGAGTCTTCCAGCGCGATGGAGTATGCGGCTACAGCCAAAGACTCTGCCGCTGCTTCTGCGGAAAAAGCAAAGGGTGAGGCTGATACCGCCGCCAAGAAGGCTGCGGAGGCCTTAAATTCCGCAGGAAATGCCGCCCAATCTGAGGCAAATGCTAAGGCATCTGAGTTGACCGCAAAGCAATACTCAGACAATGCCGACGCCGCTGCCAATCGTGCTAAGGAGTCAGAGACAAGCGCCGCTAATTCGGAGGCGATCGCTCTTCAAGAGTCCCGTAAGGCAGAGGAGTCCAAAAACGCCGCTGCACTTAGTGAGGCCGAAGCAAAGGCCGCTGAGGAACGAGTTAAGGCGGTAAAGAACGAAGTGGAAATCGCTGGCGCACAGGCTGCGGCAGACGCTAAAGCGGCGCAGAATGCCAAAGCTGCTGCTGAGAGTGCCCGGGACAGCGCCAAGACCAGCGAGACCAACGCCAGAAATTCTGAGATTTCTGCACAGCAGTCGAAAGATACTGCGGAGAATGCCAAGAATGCGGCTCAGGAGGCAAAGCAGAGCGCGGAAGATGACGCGCTTGCTGCCGCTCAATCCAAGAAGGACGCCGAGGCTGCTAAGTTGGCCGCAGAACAGGCTCGGGATTCCGCAGAGGAAAAAGCAGTCGAAGCTGCCGGAAGCGCAGATAAAGCGGAGCAATATAGCGGTAAACCGCCCAAACCTCAAAATGGAACATGGTGGATCTGGAATGCTGATACCGGTGAATATTACGACACTAAGATCAGCTGCGAGCTGCAAGGCCCTGTCGGAAATGGCATCAAGGATATTCAACTGACCAGCGGCGACCATTCTCCCGGCACTACGGATGTGTACACCGTCCATATGACGGATGGGTCGACTTATTCCATTTCGGTCTATAACGGATTGAATGGCACAGGCGCAGGCGATGTATTGGGTATTACCTTTGATTTAGTTCTCCCCGTAAGCGGATGGAAAGATGGAGCCATCACTGTCGCCGACAATCGCTTGCTTGCTTCAGCTACCTATAAATACCTTTTAAGCGTGTATGACGCCAGTAAGGATGAGTTCATGGAATGCAGCGTGCAGCCCAAGGACATCACCACTTCTGGCGTCCTTTCTTTTACCTGTGAAATCGAGCCGTTAAAAGACATCACCATCAATCTGATCCGGCTTGAGTTATCTGGTAATGGAGCTGCTCAATGAGGAGGTGAGATCTATGGAGATCGCAGTGAAAGAAACTTATGCCCATCTGGTCAAGGATGAGAGTTTGGTACAGAACTCCAACAAGCTCTATATTGTGGAGTTCCACTTTGACCAGAGTTGGGATGGTTATGCCAAATCGGCTATCTTTGAAGCCGGCGGCGTACAGCAGCCGCCTGTGGCGTTGACGGACGACCGGTGTATTATTCCAGCCGAGTGTTTGAAGCGGGCCGGAATCAATCTCAAAATCGGAGTTTCCGGTATTAAGGATGGGGCCCAGAAAGACACGGTATGGTGTCTGGCCAGCAAGATCATGTACGCGCTTGACCCCGCGCAACTGATGCCGCCCACTCATATCGACGGAGATGTGAAGGCCCAGATTCTTGAGGTCATCCGGGAAAATACTGCTACGGATGCAGAGGTTCAGGAAGTCCTTGACAATGCGTTCCAGTCTTCCTGGATACCTCCTGAAGATCCTGAGGCTCCAGGCAATACCGCCACCAATGAAGAGGTGGAGGACATTCTCGATGATGTTTTCGGCGATACGCCGTAAACAAATATTTTTAAGGAGGACATATTTATGTCTAAGCACACTACTCTCGAACAGCTGAAGCTTCTGGCTCAGCGCACCAAGGGTGAGATCGGCAAGGTCGAATCCAAGTCTCTGGTAGGCGTTAAGGTCAATGGCGTTGCCCTGGCCATCGCCGACAAGATGGTGGACATTCTGATCGCTTCTGGTGCTACCAACGGCACCCTGTCTGTTGCCGGCAAGGATGTTGCGGTGACGGGTCTGGCCGCTCTGGCCTACAAGGCTCAGGTTTCTGAGGCCGATCTGGATGCCGCTCTGAAGGCTATTCTGGACGGCAAGGCTTCCGGCGCCGATCTGGCCACTCTTATCGGTAAGGATGCTGGTAAGAGCGCCCGTACCATCGCCAACGAGGAGCTGGCTGCTCAGCTGATCCCCGAGGGCGCCCAGGAGGCCCTGAATACTCTGACTGAGATTGCTCAGTGGATTCAGAATCACCCCAATGATGCTTCCGCGATGAATGCTGCCATCACCAAGCTGAACGGTATCGTTGCCGGTATTGGTGGTGACGAGGATGAGTACGCCACCGTAATGGCCGCCATTGAGGGCAAGATCACTGCCGCACTGAAGGACATTGCCTCCGGTGCGACCAAGGTGGAGAAGTCCGAGGTCAACGGCAACATCAAGATCGATGGTCAGGAGACCGTGGTCTATACTCACCCTGCCGCTGAGGCGGTTGAAGCTGGCTTCAAGAAGGTTGGTAAGGATAATCAGGGTCATGTGGTGCTGGGCGCTGATGTGACCAAGGATGATATCGTTGCTCTCGGTATCCCCGCACAGGATACCACTTATCAGCCTGCTACCAATCAGGCAAATGGTCTGATGTCCAAGGAGGACAAGATCAAGCTGGACAGCATTGAGGTTGCGACTGATGAGGAAGTTACCAAGATGCTGGATGAGGTCTTTGGCGCTGCTGTTGGCGCCTGATAACCGCAGAGGGGGATGGGGCATTCCTGTCCCCCTCTTATTTTTTCGGAAAGGAGCTCTAACATGGCAGAGAACAAAGCCACAACCTTAGAGCAGTTGCGGGCTCTGGCAGAAAGGGGAAAACTCGATACCCTGAACCGCGTCGACCAGCTTTTAGAGTCGATCATTCCTCTGCTGGAGGGCGCACAGCATAGCGGTACTACCGTTACTCTGCCGGCCGAGAACTGGAGCGGCAGAGCTCAGACTGTAAAGGACAATATCCTTTTGGCTGACGAAAAATACTGGTATATTGTGTGCGCTGACGCAGATTGCTTTATGGCAGTCAGTGAGACTGGCGTGAAAGCTGACAATATCACCGTTAACGGTCAGGTCACCTTTCACTGCGAGGTAACTCCAACGGAAAATCTGACCATTTATATTTTGCGACTGGAGGTCGAGCAGAATAATGAGTAA